GAGGGGGCGTTAGCCCCCCCAGCGACTCTAAGCGGTGTACTCATCCTGCCAATAACTGACAGAGGAGTACGCTTTGCTCACCATCACGGCATTCAATGTTGTGATGGTGAATCGACTTCCGGTACCTGACAAGCGTTTCCCGCCCCAGATATTCTTGGAGTAGGATTCTTGTGGGTCTGGTGTGGGCCTTAGCGAGTGCATTAGCTTCCTGAAATGGAAGTCATCACCCGCTCGCTCGACAAAGCTAACTTGTAGTCGAGCGAACATCCACGAGCCACGCTTAGCCTTTACACAAGGCATTGGCGTATGCTCGTACGAATCGAAGTCTGTATCTGACACGGGCCCAGTAATCGCATGAAGCGAATCTGGAACCCATTGGCGGATACAGTTGCAAACTTCGTGTTCGAAACCCCATTTATGCAGGTAAAGGACCCTGCGAAGGCGATTTAAATCACCCCACAGTTCCATCACCGTACTGGGATGGGAAGAAAGGAAAACCGGACGAACAGGTATGCCACAGAACCAATCGGCACCGCATGACTCCCTAAACGGTCCAGAAGAAAAGGACTTATCGGAGTTGATGGTAAAGCCGCATAGGTTCAGCATATGGACAACCGACGCACACAAGTCCTTTTTGACGATGATATCATCACCGTAAACAGAAAAGTCCTTGCTGTCGAATTGCCCCTTGAGTGCCTTCGTTACGCCAAAAACAATCGACGTAAAGATAGCAGACTCAAGCGCGAAGGTAAAACCATTGCCCATGGATGAAATTTTCTGAAAATCGAAGATTTCATCACCGCACGTCCCAATGGGAGAGCGGAGTCGCATTAGGTGGTTAAACCACTGAGGAGGCAACAGTAGCCGACAAACTTCGATAGAAATCGAGTCTGAAGCTGCTGCGAGGTCAAGAGTAACAAAACTCTCAGAACCATCCCAATAAAGGGACCCTAAACGTGCAAGCTCCTGATTTTTAGATTGGTCATCAAGGTCTACACCCCATCGCTTTAAGCGACGGCGAATAAAACCATCGATGCCAAGCTGTAAATACAGGTTCATACACGGCTCAATCGCGATAGAACGATCTGTACGACCGTTCTTAGGCACGAAGGCGATCCGATTACCTGGTACGACTTTCAGAACGTCTGACCAGAACACTACAGAATTCGAAACGTCATAGGCATCATAGCCTAATTTTAACGTTACGTCTTCTTTCAGTGCGTCTAACCAGCGCTCATCGGCCATAATGGCGGATCGGGCGAGCGACAGGGCTTTGCTGGTACACGAGTAAGGCCAGTTCCTGTATTTATCATACAGGGAAGTCTGACGTTCCTTAGTGTCCAGGTTAGACCCTGGGCCATGACGTGACCATTCCGTCAATTCATCTTGGGCTGGTAGTTCTTCACCCAAGAGCTTACTCAAAAAGGCTCGCGCGTAAGTATACGCCTCGAGTGTCCAATCATCTGGCAGACAAGCTAATATCTTCGATGTTTCAAGATTGAAGATCTCGCATGCCTGTTCGGCTTCTCTAAATTTCTGAAGAGCCGTATTGCGACGCTTTTTTGCGTCACCAGAAAAGAGGAACTTCTTGAGTAAGGACACAATCTGATACCTTGCGAAGAATCTCTCCGCATTTGTATCCTGAGAGGGGATGATGCTCTGCGGTCCCCACATCTCAGCTAAGGCATAGTACGCGTCGAGATCACGATTTCTGATGATCGCTTTCGCTATACCTAAATCCTCTATGCTAAGATATTGTGTCAGGTCGTCGACAAGTTTGTCGAGGACTTTCCAGGGATAACTCCCTGGAACCCGGACCTTCGACAAACGTCGAAGGTCATTTCTCGATTTGCTACGTTTCATAGCTACCGATCCTCCTGATTAGGGCCTTAATTCATCCTGATTTGCGTTGAGAGAGGATTTTTACAACTTCCATCAACACAGATAGTATACCGGAAATGAGCTGCCAAGGCAGCGAAATCATTGTCCGGAACATACTAAATCATCAGCTGAATGTTCAGCCCATCCATGAAGGTATCGGCATCGAGTGCAGCAATGGCACGCTGACGCAAAGCTTTGATGTCAGCAGCAGTAACGCCAAGCGGCAAGGAGAAGGAAACTTCCAGGATCATCGGAGCCGTGAGGGTGATAGACGAATCTACACCCGCGACTTCCTTGTCCTCGGTAAATTTCAAAGAGGACTTAGCAGTCCCTTTGAAGTTTCCGCTCCGCGAAGGAAATGTACGATAAATCGACATTTCGTTTCGCATTTCCGGGGTATGACCCGACCCAATGTAGGTCGTACGGTCCGCAGCCTCTTTGTACCGAGTAAACGTCTCGTTTACAACGGTAGAGTTATTTGCGGGATCGACGGGAAGAACAATAGAGTCACTTTGCATGTCATGTACCCTCCTTGGGTACGTGCGGTATCATTTAAGCAATTTGCTTAAAATGATACCAATGTCTGTGAGCTTGTAGCCGTCGAAACGAATATTCGTTGTCGGCCAAACTGCAAGCTGCGGGGTGGCCTGCCTAGTGAGTACATCATGAGTATAGGAAGTCGAGAGACTTGCGCCAGAAATTACGACGCTAACTCCAGAACCTACAGCATGATGATAGGCAGAAATACGATTGACCGCTTCAAATTTCTTCTTAGTGGTCACCCATGAGGCTAGCTGGGTTACCCCAGCATTCGGAGTCCAGGCTGAGATTGTGGTTCCCACATTTAGGAACCAGTCTACGATGAAACTGAATGGAGTTAATTCCCAAAGAGTTTCAACTGCCTGATCGACTCCGAAAACGGATATTGTGTCGATGTTAACTGTACACAATACCCCGGCTCTACTTGATGTAGTCAACGAAGCTTCTCGGTCCCAGTCAGCGGATGCCAACCAGGAGTGAGGTACATTCGTGACTGTATCAAAGATAGTGCCGGCACCAGTCCGTGATCCGCGAGAGGTCTTTCGTACATGCTCACGCTGTTTGTTAACAGCTTTACATATACCAATGACATCGTAGACCAGAGGTCTGATGGCGTAACGCAACTCCATGTATCGATTCGCCAATTCCTTTTGACTGATTTCTTTTCGTAGTGCTTTGGCATCAAGCTTCTTGAGTGCCTTCACAATACGAGTCAATCGAAGAAAAATGGAAACCATCGATTCCACGGTTTTGCGTCCTTCCGCAGCTGTAGCTAAAGCAAGAATTTCAGCAGTATCCATTCTTGCAAAAGCATCAGTAACCGCGAGCGCCGCAAGGGCGTCCGGGTTGACCGGTACAGCAGCCTCCGAGAGAAACGGAGGAACGTTTGAGCCCCTTGGCGCATAATCTCCTTTGATAGAATAATGCTTATCATAGGGATGGCCAAGGTGAGTACCATTATTCACATACTTATAATGGTGTTCGAAAGGCCCAACGTCACATGGAACAACCTTGTCGTGTATACGCATAAAAGAGGAATTAATAATCTCCCCCTCGGCTATACGACGACGATAATCAGGGTGTTCCTCGTCTGTTGTGGTAATAGTTTCCGAAGGACGCACATGAAAGCTATTAAAAGCTGTCTGTGTCGTTCTAGGAATACAATCACCAGGTTCCGAATAGACATCCATGGAGCAGGGAACAATTGCTCCAGTGGTTGTTCCATCGGAAATTACCGTACTGCGGACTCTTGACATAACAACCTCCAAGAGGCTGTTAGTCATGATGTGTACCCCTGCCTCGTAAGGGGCCAGCATCTTGCGTATGACTACAATCTAGCCATACCCAGGAAACTATCAGTACTCCACTGATAGGGAGGAATTATCCTCCTCTTCTG